ACCATTCCATTAACAAAGCCACCCCGCCCATATCAAGACCTGATCATCAACCACGAAATCGACGCTCTGCGCTGCAACATCTGGGCTGGCATGGGCATGGGTAAAACCGTAGCGACACTCACCACGCTGGAAGATCTCTTCATGGCGGGCGTAGAGACACAACCCGCGCTGGTACTTGCGCCACTGCGCGTGGCGGCCAGCACTTGGCCTGATGAAGCGGTCAAATGGGGGCATCTGCGCAATATCGAGATGCAGCCGATTGTCGGTAACGCCAAAGCACGCGCTGCGGCGCTGGCGAACAGCAACGCGAGCGTGTTCACCATCAACTACGACAATCTGGTCTGGCTGGTGGAAGAGGTGGGCGGCCGCTGGCCGTTCGGTACTGTCATCCCGGACGAAAGCACTAGGCTGAAATCCTTCCGGCTGCGCGGGGGCGGCAAGCGCGCGGCGGCCCTAGGCAAGGTGGCACATAAGCACGTCCGGCGCTGGATGAATCTCACCGGTACGCCAGCGCCGAACGGCCTGGTGGACCTCTGGGGGCAGGCGTGGTTTGTGGATCAGGGGCAGCGCCTCGGGCGCACCTACGGCGCGTTTACTTCCCGCTGGTTCAACTCAATACAGTTTCCGGGGCAGAGCTGGACGAAGCTCGAGCCGTTCGCCCATTCGCAGGATGAAATACAGCGGGCACTGGCCGATGTGACTATCTCACTGGACGCCGCTGACTGGTTCGACATCAAAGAGCCCATCCATAACGTGATCCGTGTGGACATGCCGCCGAAAGCTCGCCAGCAGTATCGCGAGATGGAAAAGGAAATGTTCCTTGAGCTGAACGGCGAAGGTATCGAAGCGCCAAACGCCGCGGCAAAAACGGTGAAGTGCCTGCAGATCGCCAGCGGCGCGGTATACACCGACGATACCGGAAGCTGGTCAGAACTGCACGATGCAAAGCTGCAGGCGCTGGACAGCATCCTCACCGAAGCAGCTGGCGCGCCGGTGCTGGTGGCCTATCACTGGAAACACGACCTTGAGCGTCTACTTAAAGCATTTCCTCGCGGTCGCCATCTTGACCAGGATCCGCAAACGCTGCGCGACTGGAATGCCGGAAAGATACCTGTTTTGTTCGCACATCCGGCCAGCGCGGGCCACGGCCTGAACATGCAGGACGGCGGCAACATACTGGTGTTTTTCTCACACTGGTGGGATCTGGAGCAGTACCAGCAAATTATCGAACGCATCGGGCCAACCCGGCAGATTCAGGCCGGACACAACCGCCCGGTGTTCATTCACCACATTATCGCCGCCGACACTATGGACGAAATGGTGATGGAGCGGCGCAACTCAAAACGAACAGTGCAGGATCTCCTGCTCGATGCCATGAAAAAGAGAGGTATAGCATGACACCACATACATCTCCCACCACCGGAAATGACATCATTTCCGACCCTGATATCGAGATACTAACCGGGTATAAAATTCCATCCAAACAATGCAAGACCCTGCGTGAGGCCGGCATTTTCTTCATTACCCGGCGAGATGGCCGCCCACGAACCACCTGGGCGCACTTCAATAACCCACTCTCTCATCGTCAACGCATGCAGGATACCAACCCAACGCCAACGCCAACGCCAACGCCAGAGCCTGATTTTGGAGCGCTTGACTGATGCCCAGGATAAGAAAAAACAAAGATGATGCCTGGATGCCGCCCCGGGTATATATGGGGCGATCCGCCTATGAGTTTCATCCAATAAATGGTGGAAATATCCGCTTATGCGATAAAACGGCAACACAGGCCCAGGTATGGGCTGCATGGGAAGCATTGATTAACGAGAGACCAGACACCACTACACTGGCTGGACTGGTTGAACGCTTTCTCAAATCAGCCGACTTCTTTGGATTAGCTGTAGAAACACAGAAGGACTATCACAAGTATTCACAGAAAATACTGTCCGTATTCGGGAAAATGCCGCCCGATGCCATCAGGCCTGAGCATGTTCGACGCTATATGGATAAGCGAGGGTTGAGGAGTCACACCCAGGCAAACCGCGAAAAATCCTTTATGTCACGGGTCTATCGCTGGGCCTATGAAAGAGGCTATGTAAAAGGTAACCCGACGAAGGGCGTCAGACAATTTAAAGAGCCTGGCCGCGATCGCTACATCACGCACCAAGAGTACCTGGCACTATACGGCGTCACTTCAGATGTAGTGAGAGTCGCGATGGAGCTGGCCTATCTATGCTGTGCCCGGCAAAAGGATGTACTGAACATGATGAAAAGCCAATTTTTGCCAGAGGGTATCCTAATCAAGCAGAGCAAGACTGCCGTAGGACAAATCAAAGCCTGGAGCCCACGCCTACGTGAGGCAATAAAATTGGCTTCTACCCTCCCCTTAGACTCAGGTAGAAGCACACTTTACGTCATCCACCAGCGCTCTGGTGACAAGTACAGCCGGCACGGTTTCAACAGCCGTTGGCGTCAGGCAAAGAAAGCAGCCAAAAAGCGATATCCCGAGCTGGACTTCAACTTCACCTTTCACGATCTGAAAGCTAAGGGGATCTCTGATCTGAAGGGGAACATCTACGAGAAGCAGGCCATTTCTGGCCACAAGAACGTGGAGCAAACAGCTCGTTATAACCGAAAGATCCCGATTGTTCCTACGGTGGATGGGCAGTGATGGGAAGGATAATATTATGAAAACATATTATGAAAGGGGGATGAAGACACAAAAAAACCACCTTGCGGTGGCTTAATAACAAAATATATCTTTTTGATTTTTATACCATTTTGTCATGGTGCCCGGAGCGGGACTTGAACCCGCACAGCGCGAACGCCGAGGGATTTTAAAAACTAAATCGACCTTTTAAAAATCATAAGAATATGATTTTAAATATATTTAATTGGCGTGAAACGGGGCAAATCGATTCTCTATCAAATTCTGCTGCCATTTTTGCCACCGCATTTTTTCAGCGTATCAAGGTTATCAAATGGGTTCAGAGCCAGCGCCGCATCCAAATGATCGGGCGCAAAGTGTGCATAGCGCATCGTCATCGTGATCGTGCTATGGCCCAATATCTGCTGCAATACCAGAATATTGCCGCCCTGCATCATAAAATGGCTGGCAAAGGTGTGGCGCAATACGTGGGTACGCTGTCCTTTCGGCAGGTGAAGCCCTGCCCGTGCCAGTGCAGCCTTGAAAGCTTCATAGCAGGGGGTAAACAACCTTCCCTGCTTTGTAGGCAGCAGGGCCTGCAATCGTTCGGAGATGGGTACAGTGCGGTTCTTTTTGCTCTTGGTATGGGTAAAGGTCAATCGTCCAGGCAACACCTGCGATTGGCGCAACGACTGCACCTCGCTCCAGCGCGCTCCGGTAGCCAGACATACCCGCACGATACCCCCCAAATCAGCCTTACTCGATGCATCGCAGGCCGCCAGCAGGCGCGTAATCTCATCGGCATATAAAAAAGCCAGCTCTTGATCCCCTTCGCGAAACTGGCGAATGCCATCGAGAGGGTTACCCCCTTCCCACTCACCGAGCCTGCGCAGTTCCGCAAATACCGCATGCAGATAAGCCTGTTCACGGTTAACCGTGGCCTCCTGCAGGCGCTTTTTCCCCTTGGGATTCCACTCTCCATTCAGCCGCCGCTCCCGATAACGGGCAAACATACCCTTATCAAAATCACCGGCCAATGGATCGCCAAGCCGCCGACAAATTGCATCCAATTTTCCCTTACGCCCAGCGCCTGATGACAGCATCCGTCCATGTAACTCATACCAACGCAGAATCAAATCCGATAGATGAGTTGCTGACTCACCCATATCTAAACTCACTCCCCGCGGATTCATCCTACGCTCAAAAGCAAGGGCCTCTCCCCTGGTCGTAAATTGCCGGCGGATACGCTGGCCATCCCGCCCATAAGGGAAACATTGGCAAAGCCATTTTCCTGACGCCAATCTGCGGATTGTCATATGCCACCACACTTCAAAAATCCATTTATGAAAACCATTACCACCATAGCCCCAGCAGAACACCCGCCATAAACAGCACGCTGCACAGCAACGGGGCACGATAGCGCGGCCAGAAGGGAGACGTTAACGCAGGTATATCGTCACCGCCCCTCTCCTCCAACCAAGCCAGCGCCTGGCGCAACTGGCTGCGGCTAAGTTCATGCAGATAGCCCGAACCAAACTGAATATGGCAATAGCGTTGCAACTGTCGGCGCCGGATCGATGTCGTAGCTCCCGTTTGCAATAAGCGAATAAGCGCCTTATCTGCGCTCTTGGCCCTGGCTTGCTTCAGCAATATATGCAAGTAACCCCGTGCTGCCGGGTAATGACTTACCGTCAGCTCATCCAGCCCATTAACGCCCAGTTCCGCATAAACTTTTTGCCAGATGGTCATCCCCATATCATCGCCACAATCTGTAATCTGCTGCACCAGCTGATTCAGGCGCATACGCTGAGCGGGTACCAATGGGCGCAGATCTGACTGTGGCGCAGACAGAGTAATGTTGACCCAATAGCGGCCGATATAGACGCTGCGCTCATAAAAATCACGCCCTCCCACCCGATTGCGCCGCCCTCTTGCCTCCGTGCCCATAGTATTCTCCAGACTTATTACCCCATTTCTGACATCGGCATATATAACCGGAATATATTGCCACTGCAGCAGTGTCACAAATAAAAGCATGACACAAGCGATAAAGTGACTCTTCCGCTATTTTTAGTATAATTAAGTGGAGCGCCGTATTTTATAATGAATAATACTTATCCAGCCACAGGCAATATAAATAAAATATCCACATGGAGTTAATATTTTACATACAAAATAAAAATACTATTAGACACAGAGTCATGGGTATCTGCACAGGGAAGCACAGCCCCACGAAATGCGCGCAAAAAACACGCTCCCCATCATTTGAATCATTAGGTAGAACATTATCAAACCAAGGAGTTATCCTATCACATGGATAGCTTTGCGGAGAGCAGCCGCCAAATCACAGGGTTGCCACCGTTGCTCCGTCTCTCAGAGAGAGCTTACGAACATATAGACACGCTATATCAATAAAATGTTTAAATTCAGAGCGGGATCTGACATGACCTACCCCATGCTTGTCGTAGCAACCAGCTACGAGAGCCCTTTGTCATGTCTGGGCTCCATTGCCCAACATCTCAGGGACGAAGCATTTGAAGGCAGCGTTCTGTTCGACTTGCTCTGTACCAACGGATTAGAGGGCAACCGCTTCGTTGCCCTGTACTTTGATGGCATGGACTTTGTCCGCAACACCTTCCGTCTGGTTGATAAAGCCGACTTATCACCCGATCTTCTGCATACGCAGGATAAATTCTTTGCCGAGCATCCAGCTATTCTGCAAATGTCACTCCTGAACCAGAATGAAGTGCAGGCCTTTACCGCCAGACATTGATCCCGGGAACCGGAGCCATCCGGTTCTTGCCCCGCTGTTTTCACTCCTTATGCTCATGGTAGTCACGGCCTGCGATACGCTGATCGCTGCCACCGCTCACGGTGACTGAGCTGGCCACTGCACTGCCGGCGGCCAGGGCCGCAAGAGCCGCCGCCTTTACCGCTGGCGGTGCCGCACGATAAAGTTTGATGAACTCCAATTCATCGGTACTGACATCTCCTATATCCGGCGTTCTGCGCCCGGTTAATATATATAAAACATCAACTCCAGTCCCCGCCAACGCTGATAAGTACCCACCACCAGGGATCTTTTCATCTCGCTCATAGGCAGCCTGTGAGCCACGAGAACCTTTAGCTAGCGCAGCAAAATCAGTCTGATTTAATCCTTTGCAAGTGCGCTCCTCTCTCAACCTAGATCCCAAAGTGGACATTTTTCATAATTCTCTAGTTGACTTGACAATGATAGTGATCAAGGATGCTTTTAACAGACATCCAACCAAGGACACTATACCACTATGGAACAGACCAACCAGCCACCCCGCGCACGGCAGCAAAAGGGCATTGGATCCGGTGGACGCATTGCCATGTACCTCAGCGACGCAGAACGCCGCCACTTAATCCAGCTGGCAGAACAGGAATGCCGCTCAGCCGCCAGTATGGCAAGGCTGATCTACCTGCGGGGGCTACGGGCCGTTACCGAAAGCTAAAGGAGCACAACGATGGGGAACATCACTATTAACGTCACCGTCAGCGCGCCATACGTCTCGATCAATGAATATGCGCGCCTCTCCGGTATTCCTGTCGCGACCTGCCGGGGCATGGTTGCCGATGGCCGTATCATCATTCGCCCCAAGAGCAGTGCGCAAGAAAAAATCGAGGTCAATATGATTGCGATGCTGAAAGACGCCATCGCTAACAGCGGCCCGTAGGCAATCGTCACCACTGCTGCCAGCAACTCACCAAGGAAGAAAAAATGAAAAATATATTTATTGAGATAATAGATAAATACAGTCCTATGGGACATGCCTTCTTTAGACTTGCAGATATTTCATCTGTCAAACCGTTTAATGAATGGGGTTATTACGCCTTAATACACACCAGATCCGGCTGTGTCGGGGAGCATGTGCCATATAAAGCGTTTGTTGATTTTCTAAAAAATACGCTTTCTAACCAAGAGCTGATGACCAATACAGACAAGCCGGTCATCATTCCATTTATAGTTACGGCTGAAATGGCGGACCCTAAGCTTCCGCCATTAATACCTGACCCGATAAAAAAAGAGTAAGCCAATCTTTACCTTAGTCTAAGTCACGGTTCTTGAGAAACTGATAAGACGGGTGATCGTCGCCGATATCATATTTATTTGCAAAATCACGGGGAAATACATATTTGGCATTTTAATACCAGCGAAGTTCACAATCTTAATATTATAAATTGCGGAAGATAAAATGACAGCCTCAAGGTTTTTAATGGCCGAAGGCTGGGTTTCAAAGGGACCACCAGAAAGGCTGGGGACATTTGGGTGGGCTTCCCAATAAAATTTATTATCAGCCGCCTGGAACACATAAATTTTAACCTGACTCATATTGCACCTCTCCTTGTGGTGTTGAACGTTACGCCTGCCAACGTCTAAGCAGGACTGCAGGCCTAACGAGGCTTACCACGACGCGGCCGGGCGCGTTATATCCCGGCACCCATTCAGGATATTTAATCAGTTCGGTGATAAACATGAACATATGCTTTCAGAAAATAATTAATCAGCTGTTATTAACATATTCAAATAAAGAAGCAAATTTACAAAGCATCAATGCCATGAATCCAATGCTGACCCGTTACTGTCTCAATCGTCACATGACAGACCTGGCCATTGGTATTGAATTACTTGAAGGGGTTGCCCGGGCCATGGGCGATTATCGCGCTGCCGATGATATCCAAGCCCTGCTCACCGGGCTCTGTGTCAGCGATAAGCCACCACCGTTATTGACCACCGTGGAGGCGCACTGAATGAACATGGTCAAAGCTTTCACCGCCTTGGTGTTTGGCATACTGCTGCTGATCTCAGCATGCGCCAGCATTTTCTTTTTATTGCTCTGTATCAGCAGCATGCAATAGGCATATTGCCGCGCCATTTGCCCTGTCAACCACGACCCACGGAGGAAACACCGATATGCGGTTGATAATTCCACCTCTGTATCGCGGCGGTGAACTGGAACGCCAGGCTCGGGCAGCATTCAATCGAGTATTAACCGGCGATGACAGCCACATTCGCCGCCTTGACGTATTACCCCGGGCCCGGGTGATTAATATCACCGACCGTTATCGGCTGTTCAGCCTGGATGAAGGAAATACATGGAAGCTGCTTAAACACCCACAATACACCAGGAATATACGCAAATGGCGCACACATTGATTTTCAGTGAGGCACTAAAAACCGCCATTCTTGATGGCTGCAAAACCGTGACACGTCGCCCGATAAAATCCGCCTGTACCCGATCTGTCATTAAATCAGATCAGTGGTACTGGGAGACGGCCTTTAAGACCATGACCACCCTTCCTCTGCCTGAGCGTGACTGCGAGCTGGTTATCGCCGCCAACACCCCCGTTCTCATTAAGGCCTCGCAGGCGTTTATGATTTCACGGTGCCCTCATGGGAACGCAGGCGATCTCATTGAGCTGGCGACACGCCGCGCCGATCAATCCGTGACCCCCTTCGCCCGCGCGGAGCTAAAAGCCATCGCCATTGAACTGCTCCATGACATCACCGACCACGCCGCCATCGCCGAGGGTATGCCGCCGGACACTCCCCGGGAACATTTCCGCTGTATCTGGGATGGTTTCTACCATTACACCCCCTACAGCTGGCGCTGGAACCCGGCAGTTTGGGTATTGCAGTTTGCACCGACCGAAATCTTAGCGGAGGCACACCGATGAAACGCCTATGGACAAAACAGGAGGAGCGACAGCTGGAGCAGGGGATCGCCGATGGCCAGAGCCTCAAAGCGATCGCCGGGCAGCTGGGCCGCACCTATGCCTCCGTGAGCCAAAAGACCTACGTCATGGGGTTGCCACGCCGCGCCTTTTATATCGACCAATGGGATATCAATATGGCCCATGCCCTGCGCGCCGAGGGGCTGACTCACCCGGCCATCGCCGAAAAGCTCGAGCTAGAGCGCCGCACGGTTGATTACATCATCTACCACAAAAAACCAGATTCCTGTCATGCAGCCGTGTAATCACTGCCTCGCCCGCCCTATCGCCCGCGATCGGGCTCACAAGTTCGATACGGCCCTGGCCAGTGCACCACTGGCCAGGGCCGGCACCGCCAAAAACCGCTTGCGCGATCCAATGACCGGGCGCTATATTTCCCGGGCAGCCGCAAAATCGGCTGCCGGGATTGGAACCCCGGACATTACAAGAGCGCACAACCGCGCTATAAGCGGTTTTTTTGTGTGCGAGGCACGGCCACATCTACGCATTATGGTGGGGCGTGCAGGGGCGTCTACGGACGCGCCGGGTTCTCTTGTAACCGGTAGTTCCAACCCTGTACGTCTCACCACCCCGAGATTGGAACCTCTGGCTGGTGAGTTATCACAACTTACAAGAGAGGATGCCCGATCATGGCAGCCAAACACCGTAATACCCCGCATTCCCGTCAGCTCTCATCTGACGCCCCCAGCATTACCTCACGGCTTCACCGTATCCACACCCTGGCGCTCTATCTGCAGGTCGAGCTGTCTCACCGTAAGGACACCCTGCCGTTTATGTGTGTCCCTGCGGTACTCAGCTATATCGCAGACGATATCACCGCCATCCAGCGCGATATCGCCGCCAGCCCGGAACAGCCCATGTAACGCATCAACCCGCGGTGCCCCGTTGGCGCCCGCGGGTTTTATCGTTTATCCGCACCGACGGAGGGCGCCCCATGCCTAAAAATCACGTTGTTGCACCACTCATCGCCGAACAACCTGCTGCGCCGGCAACTGACTTTCACGCCTTCATTGAGTGGCTATGGTCTATCGATGCAAGCCTGGGCGTTAAAGTCCAGGAGCTTCACGATCTGTGGCGTCACAAACTGGCACGCCACAATCAACAGTGCACGCTCCAGGCGAACGAGTTCATTATCGATGGCCGTTACCGCGTCCGCATCAACCCACCCGACAGCGTAGAGCGCCCCGCCGGACTTAAGTTGACAAGCCTCATGGAGACCGGCGGCGTCATCGCCATCTATCAGACATCGGGCGCCCTGGTCGCAGACCTGATAGCACACAGTACCAGTCGATCGGGCCACCAAGTCAGCGCCCGGCAGTATGCCCCAGAGGCTGCCCGGCTGCTCGATGCCTGCCGTCAGGCATGGCTGCAGAACGTGGGCATGGAGCCGTAACGCATGTCAGGGCAATATCCACGCGCCTGGGGCGCACCTCATCCCGCGATCGACCCGGAGACATTCGGCCGCGCCCCACGCACCGCCCTGGGCGATGCGATAGCACTTTATGCTAAAGAGGATAAAGACCGCAAAGCACGCGAAGAACAGGAAGCCCGTCAGCAAAGAGCCGAGAAAAAGCAGGCCGCATCCCACCAGGAGGCGCTCGCCGCGGCGGCCGGCGAACGCTTTCGCCAGCGCGATCTGCTGCTGCCAAAAATACGCATTGCTCATGCCGCCGCCCGCAAAGATCCAGATTCCGGCCCGCTGGCCGATCTGATGGCCCTGCCGGACTATCTGCGCACCCCGCTGCTGCAACGCTTAAAGCTCCTGCAGAAAAAACAGGAGGCCGCAGAGGCTGCCGGCAAGTCATCCAGACCAGCGAGCCGCTACATCCGTAGTAAATTGGCCCTGCTACTGCGCCGCATCGCGCTGACCAATAGCCGGTTTTTAACGCATAAATACCAGCTGCTCGCCGTGCGTGAACGTCTCGACGAGCTGCTGCACCTGCCGCTCCTGAACAAACGCGGGATCCAGACGCTGGCCACACTGACCGCCAGCGCATTCAGCGGGGAGTTCGACAGGCAGTACACGCAGCCCGGCATCAAGCAGACGCCCATGCAGGCACTCGCCATCTACCAGCGCCTGGGACATATGGCGCTCTCCCTGCACATTACCCCGCCAAACTGGGAGGCATTACGGCCCGACAAAGGCCGCCGCAAAGAAATTGATTTGGAAAAACTACCCGGTGCCCTGTCTCGCCTGATGTGTGCCGAGTGGTGGACGCACCAATTATGGCGTCTGCGCTGCCGCTGGCGCGAGGAGCAGCTGCGCGCCGCCGGCCAGGTATCACGCCAGACCTCCCCTTACCTGAGTCGGGATGCGCTGAACGCATTCCGGGAACAGCGCCGCCGCCTGCGGGATTTCCTCAAATCACATGAACTGGTTAACGAGGACGGCTTCACCATCGATCTCTATGATGTCTATTACGCCAGCGCCAGCAGTCCCAAACATCGTCGGTTTGAAATGATGACCACCATGAAGGGACTGGAGCTCATCGCCGAGGCGCGTGGCGATATTCCCACGTTCATCACGGTGACCTGCCCATCACGCTTTCACGCCACTACCGAAGATGGTCACCCCAATGCCCGGTGGGATGGCTCCACCGTACGCGATAGCAGCGACTATCTGGTTAACCGTTTTTTTTCCGCCGTACGTAAAAAACTCAAACGTAACAATCTGTATTGGTATGGCATCCGCGTTGCCGAGCCGCACCACGACGGCACCGTTCACTGGCACATGATGATATTTGCCCACCCAGAAGAGCGCGAGACGATCGAGAAAATTGTGCGCGATATTGCCATTCGGGACGAGCGGGAAGAGCTGGGCGATGACATTACCCCACGCTTTAAGAGCGAGATCATCACTGCCGAAAAAGGCTCCCCCACCGGCTACATCGCCACCTATATCGGCAAAAATATCGATCGCGGTGCCGTAGACGGAGATGACCCCAAAACGGGCAAGCCACGCAAAGACAATGAGAGCGGCAAAGAAATGGCCGAGACGGTCGAAAATGCCATCGGCTGGGCAGGGTTACACGGTGTGCGCCAGTTTCAGTTTTTCGGCATTCCGTCACGCCAGGTCTGGCGTGAGCTGCGCCGCCTGGCCTGCCAGATGGCACGCACCCCGGACGGCCCGCAACGCTTACCGGATCCGGCCATGGATAACGTTCTGGCCTGCGCCGATGCCGGCGACTTTGCCGCCTACATCATGGCCCAGGGCGGCGTACTGATCCCCCGTAGAGATTACGTGGTACGCACTGCCTACGATATCGCCGATACCGAGAATGACTATGGCGAAACCCCCATTCAGATTTACGGCATCTACTCACCAATGCTCGGCGACGCGTCCCGCATATGCACCCATCCCGACACCTGGAAGCTGGTCAAAAAGGCCGCGCCCGCTACCTCTCCCGCGGCGCAGCCGGGGGAGTCTGTTGACGTTCCGGGCGGCTCCGCCGCCCCTTGGACTCGTGGCAATAACTGTCCCCTGCACCAAAATACGGCAACGGAGCTCCGCACAGAACTGCTGTGGCGTGAGGGCCCCCCCTCTCGCCGGACGCCTGCGGCCACGGCCGACGGCGGTAACGTCGCCGAGCGACGGGCCCGTATTCAGCAACGTATTCCGGCGGCACAGCTGGAGATCACCCCGGAGGAGATCGACCTGCTGGCGCGCGGCTGCGTGGTCCGCCTGGAGGATGGCCGTACCTACCGCGCCAGCCGCATCACGGGCGAACTGCTGCCGGTGACACACCCGCCACCGCTCAAGCGTATACCGGGACGTATCAGAGAGCAGCGCTGGCGCGCCAACCGCCGGGATCCCCGCACGCTGGCCCGGCAGTGCATCGAGCAATGGAAAGTCAAGCAGGCAGAACTGCAGGCGTTGTCCACCCGGCAGGCAGAAGCAAGCTCCGAGACCCCGGATCCTGCCGAGCACACGACCACCGCCGAGCGGGCGGCCTCGCTTATTGAAAGGATGAAAAGGGCAACGCGGGGAAATGGCAACGGTTAGTGACTACCGTGATACGGTACGATTCAATATCGAGCTTGTATCGATGACTGCCCCGTTGAGCAAAAAGCACATAGACACGACGCATCCCTTACAATAGCCACTAGCTATTGATGATGTAGAGGTTGAAAGATAAGTCTTCTGTTAATAAATGTAAAATCAGCTAAAGCAAAAACTTCCCTATGAAATACATCATTTTGAATAAAAAGCTAGTAAAGCCATTCATGCGATAATCACATAAACTAAGCGCCATCAAAACCGACCAATTAATATCCAAACTATTTAACCAGAGGATGCTAACTACATAGGCTAGCCAAAACAAACAGCCAGCCTATCAACTACTATTGTCCCTTAACTCTAAAAATAGAGTCAGCCAACCTAGTACCGGTTGATACAAGTTTAGATAACACTCGCAATTGTTCTTTACACGCGAAATTCTCAGTTGGGTGAGGGTAATTTATTGTATGATCAATCTCACCCCAAATTTCCTCAAAAAGAGTTCTCACCTGAATCTCACAACAAATATTTGAATCAGTCTTTGGCTTAATAACATAATGAATGCTTGTATAATAAGACTCTTTGATTTTTGGCGTAAGACCTAACGACGTAAAGAAGTCACAACTTTCAGGATCCCATGAATACGCGATAGGACTTTCTCTGTAAAACCAATCACCATCATCTACTTTTTTCTGTATTAATTCATGAATATTTTTTAGTTGATCTTGATAAAGATGTAATATGCGAACACCAGCAAGATCAGTTACCCGATAAAATACATTCTCCTCAGAGATCGGGGCGTCACTGCTATTTTTTCTCTCAATCTTATCTCTTAAATGGTCAACATCCTTCAACCTGCTTTTTATAGTATGAATGACAGGGTGATGATAATCATTTAAACTAGGGTCTAGTCTAAAAGTATCAACAACACCATTCATAAAATGTTCAAAAAGATGTCGATTTGAAACATACTTATTTAATATAGTGTCTACATTTTCCATAATTAATTACCGAGCATAGATATTCTTGCAATCAAATCTTTGGTAAAAGCTTCATAGCTTTTCTTGGTGGCAATGTATTTTGACTTTGACCCTCTCAAAGTATTTGCATGCTCGCTTTCTATATTAGGATATTCAGGAACTAACCACATAGGCAGATTATAATACTGTGCCATTGAAGGAAATGTATTATGACTATACATTACTGCTGTATTACCAATAGGTTCAGCTAGGACTGAATTGTCAATGCTACCTCTTATTGAACTAATAATAAACTGATCAATTGTATTAGGGATACGCTCAGCATAATTTAAATGCGCTTGAGCCAGATCCCATTTTCTTTTTCCATTTTCATATTTTCTTGCATTATAGATTGTATAACCTAAAAATCTCACAAAATTTTCAGGGAATGAATGTCTTTTCTCTGATGATATAAGTTGATAGACTGCATCGAATTCCCTCTTCCAAGAGGAAAGAGATTTTCCAATATTTTTAATTCCATAAAGGCTAAATAAATCAGGTAGTGCAGGTATAAAAAATCCATCTACTGTAGATATGATTACTTTATTCAAGGATCCTAAGCTAGGAGACGTATCAATTATAATGTAATCATAACCATAACGTTCATTATATTCTTCAGCTAATTTTCTTATTCTGGAAATGGTTCTAATTGCAAGAGGCTCTCCTCGATATAAATCATTCCACCTACTAGCAATCTTCTCCTCATACAAATGCAGCGTTAGCCTCCCAGGAATAATATCAAGATTATCCCTCAAGTTAACAGGAGGAGGCAAAATCTTATGATCACCAGTACCTTCTTGCGTCGGTTGTAATATATAATGAAGGCTTCTTGGTTCATTTGATATGATGTTAAAGTCTTCTGCTGATAATTTCTTTTTTGCCGAGTCAAAGCCTGAGTCTATAAAATCATTCTCTACCTCCCATAGCCTCTGTATTTTTTCTTGCTTTAAAGAATAAATAGTTAAATTACACTGAGGATCAGCATCAATCATTAATACCCTATATCCCATCTCGCACATGCTTTGCGCAATATGAAAAGTGAGCGTTGTTTTACCAACACCACCCTTATTATTAAAGACAGATATTATCTTCATACATCACCTTATTATATCAATGATTATTTTCATTTATAAAACAATATTAACGATCATAATTTATAATGGAAATTATCAAAACATAAACATTGAAGTTATAAAAGCCAAGTTATAGCGATTAGCTTAGCCTCAAAGACACAGAATAATCAATAATATTATGCGTGCCAACTTGATCGAATTAATTTTGATTTAAAGTCAAGAACAGACCATGTAAAAATCTAACACAATCAACCGTTTTTACTAGTTAATAAAAAATCAGAAATGACACAAAACACATATGTTCATTATGTGAGATGGAGAGACTCCAAGCCTCCACAAGTATAGCCTTCCCTCAGCCGAACAATCACCTACCCCCCCTGCAGCAACTCCAGCGCCATCTGCTTTTCCTCTGGCCCCAGTCGCTCGATCAGCAGCTTCAGGACACCGCTTTGCAACCCACTCGGCACCAGGGTATGGGAATAGGTCAGGTTCATCACCCAGGTATGGCCACACTCCAGGCGCGTACAGCGGTAGTAGGCATCGGCAAAATCATAGTTGTCGGTCTTCCAGACCGTCTTTTGGATAATCGCCGGCGCCCCGCAGCAGCGGCATTTAATTTTTTGTCTGCGCATATCCACCCCTGCACACCGTGGCTGTCATGGCGAAATTTTACCCATTTTTTAACCATGCCGCGATTCACTGTGCTATCTGGGCATCATCGTCAAACGTCAGGCTGAATGTCACCCGCCCAAGCCCCCCGATATCGGGAGCGGCATTGACCCCTTCCATAATCAGGCGGCGCAGCGGGATCACCTCATCCCGGTAGTACGCCTCGCGCGCCTTCAGCGGGTCACCCAGTCCGCCAGCATTGCTGGGGATGATACCGGCGAGGCCGGGCGGAAAGCGGTGGGCCGTCAGCTGATCCTGCGCGCTGACGTTCTTGATATTCAGAAACTCATCCTTGGTGCCGGAGTCTCCGATGGGGATGACTTTTACCCCTTCCTTATCACCGCCGGGGATGTTGATAAACATCGACTTAAAGTTGCCGGCCCCCTTGGATGCCTCAATCTTCTTGCGAAACAGCCCCTCAAGCTGCGGATCCATATCCGGGTCGGTGCTGTAGAGGATATAGCCCAGGTGAGCGCCGTTCTTGTAGTAGCGCCGGCGAAAACGGGTGGCATCGACGTTAAGCATGGCGGACTCCATGCCGTGGAGGTAGTCGGGAACGCCGTAGACCTGCTGCTGGGGATCGTACTGCGCGACAAAAATCACCTCGCCGCCGCCATAGGTGAGATCGTTGATACCGCCCTGCACGATGACCGTCCTGCGATCGGCGGTGCGGCGCAGATAGAGGGAGGGTAAAACGTGCAGCCGGTTGATGCGCCCCAGCCGATTACGCACCTTCAGCAGCCCCATATCCCCGAAGATAAGCAGGTTGGTGACCGCGGCCGCCATATCGCTGTGGGTCAGTCCCCCGCCCCCCTGAAACCCGGCCATGACCATATTGACGCGGGCGCGCAGCACTGCACCGTGGTAAGGGGCGATGTTGGCCAGCACGGCGAGATCCATCCGTTCAATCGGCGGCAGGTAATAACCGTCGTACCCGCTCCACAGCACGCCGTTATAGCTCCCCCAGGCCGCGACCGGCTCGGGATCGCCAAACTCGATAAAGCTCCCCGGCGAACGGTGCCGCATAGCGCGCTGTCCCAGCTTGCCGCCGCGCGCCTTAGGCGGCGTTTTTGTTTTCTTCATCACCAAAAATCCAGGTTGACCTGCGTTTGTTCCTATAGCCGATGGGCTCATTGGCCAGGGCGTGAGCGATGGCAAAGAAGATATCGGCGTGTCCGGTTTCATCGGTACGGTCGGCGGTAAAGGTCACCGCATTGCCGGAGGCGGTCGCGCTCTGCTTTATCGCCAGGAACGACGCGGGGATATCTCTGGCGTCTTCATCCCACTCGATACGATTGCTGTCGATGACATCCAGCATTTTCAGCACCAGGCGATTTTTTGACTCGACGCTGTAGTGAATGGCCTTGGCCTCACGCCGTGCAAACCCCTGCACCAGTTCATAGACGCCATAGCCGATGCCGGTCACATCGATGCCGATATGGGTCATGTTGTAGCGCGATTTGATCGTCCGAATCTGGTCGGCCATCCACTGGAATGACAGGCCGCGCCAGTGGTGCTTTTCCAGCACCCGGAACCGCTCCACCGCCAGCAATGGGACGGCGATGACGACAAAGGTCGCATTATCTCCGCTGCGCGCCGGGTCAAACCCGCCCCACACCTCACGATTACCCAGCGGCGCCGCCTCGTCGGGATGAAAGTCCTGCCAGATATGCGGATCAACGCCACACCGCACCAGTTTGGCGAAGTCGAATACGCTGTCTTTGTCATCCACAAAAACGCACATATACAGCCGGTTAAAGGCGTTTTCGCCGTAACGCTCGCGCAGCTCCTCAATATCTGCCCGGTTAAATCCGTCGGCGATGGCATCCTCCATCGTCACCACGTAGCGCCACTGCTTATCCGGGCATTCACGGCCACCGTCACGCAGTTCGTCGAATGCCGGGAACACCACGCTCTTGCGCTCGGCGTTGCCACGCCGCCATTCGTCACCGCTCCAAAACGCATAGCCCTGGTGGTTTTTGGCGGAGGGAGTGGAGAAATAGGTCAAGCGCCAATGGCTCTGGGTCGCCATCCCGGAGGCCACCTCATTAAAGGTGGTAAATTTCGAGATCCACAGATACTCATCGATATACAAATGGCCGGAGTTCGACTGTGCCGTATTGGAGTTGGTGGCCAGAAAATGCAGCTCGGCCATATTGCTCAGCCTGATCGGATTCCCTTTTAACTGAATGCCGAATTCAACCTGTGCGATTTTCAGGATATAGGTGCGAAAGACTTCGGCCTGGCGCCGGGAGGCCGACAGGAAGATTTGGTTATCCCCCGTCAGCACCGCATCTTCGAATGCCTCAAAGGCAAAATAGTAGGTGGCGCCAATCTGGCGCGCCTTGAGCAAATTACGCACGCGGCGAAATTTATTGTCACGCAGATGCAGCTGATACTTGAACAGGTTATCCAGAAACGGCGTGAAGCTCTCGGCGGTCAACTCAGAAATATCATTCTGTTTACGCCGTCCCTTGCGCCTCCCTTCCCCCTCGGCCGCCTCAGCCTCCCCCGTAGCAGCGACATAGTCAGCCCCGGTAGCACGCCGCTGTGCAATCTCGGCCATCCGCTCCGCATGCTTATTCTTCTGCGCCATCAACTTAACGTGATGGCCAATAAGCCGATCCAGCTCGTCACATTCCACGTCGCTCTTATGCTCGCGGGCAGCAAGCAGGGTCAGGCGCTGGGCGATGGCATCCTCGATGCAATCGGTACTGAGCTGTGCATACCATTCATATTTGGTCGCCCAGTAATACACCACTCGCGGGCTGCTTAGCTTTAATTTGCGCTGTATTTCCTTTGGCGTGTGCCGCTTTAAGTAGAGCGCCTTAGCCGCAGCGATCACTTCTTCAGAATAGGCCATTACCTATCACCGCGTTGATTGTGTTCCGTCAATTCTCTGTGGGAACCCACGCGGCGGCGAGAGCGGGAAAGCGGATAGTTTCGGATACCCCGCCATAGCCGAAACTATCCGTAACGGCCTGCATGACACCCGCGATTTTCACCGGTTAAATTTGGCTACTCCTCTTTAATCAGGTCGGTATCTTGATATGGCGCGCTTAAAAACAGACTGGATAGCCATCGCGACCGCCGGACCCACCATTGACGGCCGCCAGATTGAGGCGCAATGGCTCACCGACGCCGCCAAATGCTATAACCGGGATGAGTATACCGCCATGATCTGGCCCTATCACGAAAGCCCCTATTGGCGCGCATTCGGCACCAACTTTGGCGAAGTCGACGAGTTAAAGACCGAAACGCGCGACGGTAAAATACAGTTAATGGCCCGCCTCATTCCCAATCAGTTTCTCATTGAGGCCAACAGGAGCGGGCAGAAACTGTTTACCTCTGTCGAGATCGTCGAGGACTACCTCGGCAGCGGGAAATACTTTCTCAAAGGGCTGGCGGTGACCGATACACCGGCCAGCATCGGCACCACCCGCCTGCAGTTCAGCCAGGACAATCCCGGCGCCCATCACGGCAACGTGGAAGCGCTGATCCTGACGCTGCCGGGTGACGACGCGGACAGTGCTGCTGAACAACAGGCCAGGCGGGGATTCTTTTCCCGCCTGTTCTCCCAGGAAACACCCGCCCCCAACGAAACAGCAAAGGCGACCCCTATGGACGAGAAGCAATTTAACCAGGTGATGGACGCCATCAACCTCATCGGTACGCGTGTTGAGACGATGGAGAAATCCTTCGCTGATGCCAGTCCCTCCGCAGCCACGGCGCCCACGCCGCCGCAAGGCGCCACATCCGACCCGGCAGGTAATGATGGGGGCGAGGGTCACTTTGCGAGCCAGGAACAGCTCGAGCAACTGGCGACGGCTATCGAGAGCCTGTCTAAAAAGATGGATGACATCAGCCAGACCTTCGCCGACCTGCAGGGCGATAACACCCCACTGCCGAACGGAAACCCGTCCGGTGACGAATCCATCAATCTGGTCTGAGGCAAATAAACACCATGAGTATGATCACCCCCGAAGCCCAGAAGCTGACGCAGCTGTTCATCGCGAAATTCTCCGATACGTTTAACGACTGCGGGCGCTCTGGCGATATGCAGTTCACCCTGACCGAGCCGCGCGCCATCGCGCTGCGCAAGGCACTGCTGGAAAGTACCGAGTTTTTACGCCTGATCAATTTGATGGATGTACCACACCCGCAGGGGCAGGTCGTCACCGTGGGTGAGTCCACCCTGCGCACCGGCCGTGTCAAGGATGGGCGCTTCACTAAGGGCAGCGGCATCAGCGGCAACGAGTTCAGGCTGGTCGAGACAGACTCCTGCTGCGTCATCACCTGGGCGCAGCTGGCCATCTGGGCAAATGCCGGCACGCCGGGCGAGTTTTTCAACCTGATGAATTCGACGGCAGTGATCAATTTTGCACTCGATATGCTGCGTATCGGCTTTAACGGTACCCACGCCGCCGAGAACTCTAACCCCACTGACTACCCCAGCGGTGAAGACATCAACATCGGTTGGCATCAGATTGCCAGGAACTGGGGGGACAACGAGGGACGGGTTTCACGCATTCTCACGACGCCCGTGACCGTGGGAGAAGGGGGCGACTATATCAGTCTGGATGCGATGGCGTCAGACCTGATCCACGCCTCCATCCCGCCGCAGTACCACAACGACCCACGCCTGGTTGTCCTGGTCGGCGCTGATCTGATCGCCGCAGAAAGCCTACGCCTGTTCAACAAAGAGGATAAACCCTCTGAACAGGTTGCCGCGCGTCAGCTGGGTAAGGACATCGCCGGGCGCCGCGCCATCGTACCGCCGTTTATGCCCGGCAAGCGTATGGTCATTACCATGCTGCCCAATCTGCAGATCCTGACGCTGAAAGGCTCACGCCGCCGCAAGGCCGAGGATGCCGGCGAGCGCAAGCAGTTTGAAAACTCTTACTGGCGCTATGAGGGCTACGCCCTGGGTGATCCCGACCTGTACGCCGCGGTCGATGAGAGCGCAATCACTATCGCCGGTGAGAAGCCAACCAGCGAGGCAGCCCATGATAACTCCAATGCAGCGCCAGAGGGCACAGCAGCAGAATAAGCTGCGCGCCGAACGCCTGGGGCATCCCGCAGCCGGGGCCACCGGGGAGAGCCAGCACATCAAGATGCTGGCGCTGGATAACGACGTGGCGCGACTGCGCGGCATCGAGCGCGTCGTTGACAAGGTGGAGATGAAGCGCAGCGAGCTACTGCCAAAATGGCTCCCACACGCCCAGGCCTATCTGGAGGGCGGACGCGTCTACCAAAACCCGATACTGGTCTACTGCATCATCTGGCTACTGGATACGCAGCAGTTTGAGCAGGCGCTGGACTGGGCGGATATTGCCATCCCCCAGGGCCAGGAGACGCCGGGCAACATCAAGTCGAAGCTGCCGACATTTGTTGCCAGCAACATCCTGGAATGGGCGGAGCGGGAGGCTGAGGCCGGGCACAGCGTGCAGCCCTACTTCTCCCGGGTGTTCGACCGGGTCAGGCATCAGTGGCAAATCAACGAGCGTCTGGGTGCGCGTTACCACAAATTTGCCGCCCTGCTGCTGCTGCGCAGCGGCGGGAGCGAGCAGCCCAGCGCTATCAGCTCTGTTGAGTTGCTGGAGCAGGCCGACGCCCTGCTGGAAAAGGCGGCACTACTGCATCCTAAAGTACAGGTGAAGACCCTGCGCCAGCGCATTGCCATGCGATTGCGGGCGCTGGAAGGTTAGTAAAACGACTACCACAGGCCAAAGCGGGCGCGGTGGAGGGACACAGGCCAATCGGCCGGCGTGTACCGCGGAAACCGGTCTGCCCGCTTTTTTTAGGATTACGCCATGTTTGACGGTAAAAGCATCGACTATCAGCAGACAACCCTCCAGAACGATGGATTCTGGCCGGACATTGACGCGGGTGATTTTGAGCGCGCCCGCACTATTCCGCCCGTCATCGATCACGGCGTGGTGATCAACGCCCTGCTGACGGCGATCGCCGAGTTGAACATGAGCCTGACCGCCACCCAGACACGCTATCGGGAGGCCGGATACAACACCGCTGATGCCGTGCCCGGCCCCGCCGCCATCGATGCCGTGCGGCGCGATGGGGCACCGCGCCGCACGCATCTGACGGCGCTGTATATCAAGGCGCTCTATGCCCGCGCAAAGGCCGACCTGCTGCCCGAGTTCGCCACCATTGGACGGCGCGACGCGCACCCCGGGCAGGAGGCGCCGGACGTACGCCGGGGACTGCTGGCTGAGTCTGCCATGGCACTGCGCGCCATCATGCAGCGCCCGCGCTGCTCTGTCAGCCTGATCGATTGAGGATACGCCATGACGCAGCTGTCGGAACTGACCGCCTATATCCAGCACCACCTGCCGCCGCGGGCGAACACCCGCTTTTACAGCGAGATGGACAACATCACGCTACGCCGCGCCGCCAAGAGCCTGGGCAATGGCTGTCGGCGCATCCAGGTGCGCCAGTATGACGCGGTGCTGACGTGGGAGGCATGGCCCTACCGGCTGGCCAACCCCGACCTGCTTTTCGCCATCATCGACAGCTGGCTGACCACTCACGCCAACGGACTGCGCGATGAGCTGGAGCTGGCCGGACCGGGCATCGATGTGGATGTCGACGATCAGGGGAGTGCCTGGCTACAAATCACCCTTCCCCTGGCCGACCCGATTACGCTGGTCGAGGATATGCGCGGGGAGATCCCCTACGGCAACCAGCGCTATCGGCTGGACGCGGCAGATATCTGGGTCGCAGAGCACTGCACCATCCATCCGGGCGCTGACGATGATCAGGGGTGAGGTTAACGCTGCGCAGCTCAAGCAGCTGCGCCAGGCGCTTAAACAGGCCGACATGTCGCCCGCCAAGCGTCAGCGCCTATTGTGGCGTATCGCCAGGCGTGGGCTTATCCCGCTGGCCAAGCGCCATGTTAGAGCACAGACCGCCCCGGATGGTTCGCCCTGGCCCAAGCGTCGGCGCGGCAAACGCAAGATGCTGACCGGACTGCCGAAGTTTTTGGGTGTACGCGAGAACGGCGATGGCTCTGTCACGCTGCGCTTTGGACGCGGGAGCTACGAGAGCAACACGCACGCCGGTGCCATCGGCTACGTCAACCAGCACGGAGCTGATATCCAGATGTCCGCCGCCGCCCTGCGTCGCAGTGGCACCCAGCAGGCTGGTAAGTCAGCCACCCGAGCGCAGGCGCGCACGCTGGTATCGCTCGGCTATCAGGTCCCGGACACGCCAGACCGTGGGGCCGACGGACGCTACAAGGCACCGACAACACGCGGCAAAAAACGCCGGGTTAGCCAGGCGTGGATCTGCGCGAACCTGAGCATGGCTCAGGCGGGATTGATAATCCGGCAGCTCAAGGGTGAAGCGCCTAAAACGGCGTGGACTATCACCCTGCCGGCACGCGCATTTTTGGGTGCCAGTGATGACGAATTCGCCACCATTCTGGCGCGCGAACTGCGCGGGATCCAGTTTGGCTGGAATGTGAAAAAACAGGATATCAAGAGGTAAGCCTATGGTTTGGCCCAGTGTCACGATTACCCAGCTGAACACGTTCGGCGGCGTCACCAGGTCCATCGAGCGCACCGTGCTGTTTGTCGGGACTGCCAGTATGAACTATGAAGCGATCTTTCCCGTCATCGCCAGCAGCGATCTCGATGCCATGTTCGGCAGCGACGACTGTGTGCTGAAAGATGAGATCGCCGCGTTTTTCAAGAGCGCCGGGCCGGGCGCGTTTTGCTACGCGGCGGTTATATCAGATTTTATTCCTTTTCCCGCGCCGGGGGAGAAGCGTCAACCCATCTGGGCCAATACCGTTCGCCGCGCCATGGCGCGGGTATCGGTAGAGGGAGTCATCATCACTGAAACCATCAGCACTCAGGAGGAGATCCTGGCCGCCCAGGCGCTGCGCACCGAGCTCAATAACACGCTGGGGCGCTGGCTGTGGTTTGCCCTGCCCGTCGCCGGTATCGATGTCAACAACGAGATTTGGGCGGAATACATCGAAAAACTGACCGCGCTGCAGCAGGGCATCGTCGCGCCACAGGTACAGCTGGTGCCGACGTTTTTTGGTAATGATATCGGCGTACTGGCCGGGCGCCTGTGTAATGCCGCGGTAACCGTAGCCGATAGCCCGGCACGCGTCGCAACAGGGCCGCTGCAGGGGCTCAAAAACCTGGACAGACCCGTTGATGTAGACGACAACCAGCTCGGTTTGGCCACGCTGCAGGCGCTGGCCCGCGTGCGCTACAGCGTGCCGATGTGGTATGCCGATTACGAAGGCCTGTACTGGTCAGACGGCGTCACGCTGGAGGCCGAGGGCGGAGATTATGGCGTGATCGAAAACGTGCGCGTGGCTGACAAAGCCGCCCGGCGCATCCGTATCATGGCGATCCCCAAAATTGCCGATCGTACCCTGAACAGCACACCGGGCAGTATCGCTGCCCATGAGATGCTGTTTGGCAAGCCGCTGCGTGAGATGGCCAAGAGCGTGCAGATCAACGGTATCACCTTCCCCGGTGAGGTTCGCCCGCCGAAAGATGGCGATGTGACCATCACCTGGCCAGAGAACTCCCGCGTCAGTATCAATTTCATTATCCGCCCCTACAACTGCCCGAAGGAAATCACCGTCGGGATTATGTTGGATACCGATCAGGAGAATAACGTATGACCGCCCGCATCAGTGGTATGTCATTCGACGTCAACGTCGGCGGCATCGAGATCCACATCAACACCGTTTCCCTGGATATCAGCGACGAGACCAGTGTCGCCAAGACGCGCGGCATCCCCGACGGTACCATCGACGGCGCCATCAGCGCCGAGGGGGAAATCGAGGTGGATAGCCGTAATTTTAATTTATTGGGCGAGGCAGCCAGCCAGGCCGGATCGTGGCGCGGCCTGCCGCCGATGGATTTTCTGTTTTTTGCCGACACCGGCGACGAAAGAATCGATGTGAAAGCCTTCGGCTGCAAGCTGTTGCTCTCTAACCTGCTGAATATCGACAGCAAGGGGGGGGAGCTCGCCATGCATAAGCTGAAGTACCTGGTCTCCAGCCCGGATTTTGTCCATATCAACGGCACGCGCGTACTGTCCGAGCACGACGTGCGCGGGCTGATGGGGTGACCTATGTTCAACGAGCATGAGCGAACCCTGTTCACCCTGGCGCTGATCGGTGCCGGTTCCGCCATTGGCCGGGTCTTGCTGAGTGAGGAGCCCATCACCTGGAAGCTGTTCATCGGACGGACGCTGCTCGGCAGCGGGCTCTCCATGTCCGCCGCCGCCCTGCTGATCCAGTACCCCAGCCTCTCCCCGCTGGCCGTCGCTGGCGTCGGCGCCGCACTGGGGGTTGCCGGGTACCAGTGCATAGAAATCTATCTGCGCCGCTGGTTACGGCGGCGCGACCGGGATAAACGCTAACCGTACGAGGTATTTCATGAACATTGATGCCATTTTCGATCAATTGCTGGGCAAAGAGGGGAATTATGTCGATCACCCCAGCGATAAGGGCGGTCCCACCAACTGGGGTATCACCGAAAAAACCGCCCGCGCGCATGGCTACACCGGTGATATGCGTTACCTGACCCGCGGGCAGGCCCTGGAGATCTACCGTGCCGACTATTGGCGCGCGCCCCGCTTCGATCAGGTCTATGCCCTGAGCCCCCCGCTGGCCGAGGAGTTACTGGATACGGGGGTCAACATGGGGCCGTCCGTCCCCTCTGCCTGGCTACAACGCTGGCTTAACGCCTTCAACCAGCGCGGAAAACTGTATCCGGATTTACAGGCCGATGGCAGCATCGGTCCCCGTACCCTCTCCGCTCTGCAGGCTTACCTGAACGCCCGCGGCGACGAGGGCGCCACGGTTTTGCTCTCTGCGCTGAACTGCAGCCAGGGAGCCCGCTACCTTGAGATCACCGAGCGGGATCAAGCCCAGGAAGACTTTACCTATGGCTGGATGCGGGCACGGGTGGCCACGCCCCAAACCTAATAACGCCACCGATTATCCCAGGAGTCTCCTATGACGGAAAAAACGCAGTACAACGATGCACCCGGCCTGATCACCCTGCAGATCGGTGAGCAGGAGCTGACCTTCGCCCCAACGCCGCAGGCCTACGACACCCTGCAAAACGACTTTATGCCGAACAACAAAGTCGCGCCGCTGAAAAACTACCTGCGCCGCATCGTCATCAAGGATCATCGCCAGGCGCTGGATACGCTGCTGCAAAAACCCGGGATGCCGGCGGCGATAGCAAGCGCGGTAAATGACGAGTACGCCCCGAACATCGAGATCATCGTAAAAAAATAGCGGCGCAGGTTGAGGCTATCAGGCATAACCCGTTTTCGCAGCTGCTGGCCCTGCGCCGCCACTATCTGCCGGGTGAGGATGACGGGCCGCAGAGTCTCGCCATGGCCGCCTGGCTGGATAACCACTACTGGGAGAGCCTGTGCGCCGCCGTCAATAACGGCATCGTGAAAGCCTTTAAGGGGTAAGACATGCAACGCCTGGAGCTGCTGCTTTCGCTCAATAACAAGCTGACCCGACCGCTGCGTGCGGCCGGCAGTCAGGTACAGGCGTTTGCCGCCACCAGTCGTGCCGCATTCGGCCAAATCGCTATCGGCGGCGCGGCATTGTGGGGGGTGGGTCATGCCATCAAAGGGGCGCTGCAGCCCGCCATCGAAATGGACAGGGCGCTGGGTGAGGTCAGGTCACTGGGGGTGGCGGAGAGCGGACTGCGTAAACTGCAGCGCGCCTCCCTCGACTTCACCATGGCCTATGGTGGCAATGCCGCGGAGTTTGTACGCTCCTCCTACGATATCCAGTCCGCCATCGCGGGTCTGACCGATAACGAGCTGTCCCGATTTACGGCGGCCTCCGCCACCCTGGCCAGAGCCACCAAGTCGAGCAGTGCGACAATCACCGCCTACATGGGCACGATGTACGGCATTTTCGAGCAGCAGGCCAACGCCATGGGCAGGGGCGCCTGGGTGGAGCAAATCGCCGGCCAGACGGCGACGGCGGTGCAGATGTTCAAAACCACCGGCGATCAGATGTCTGCCGCATTCACCTCGCTGGGCGCCAGCGCCACCGCTGCCGGCGTCGATGTCGCCGAACAGTTCGCCGTGCTCGGCCAGCTGCAGGCCACCATGAGCGGCAGCGAGGCCGGAACAAAGTACCGGGCGTTCCTGGCCGGCATCGGCGGTGCGCAGACAACCCTGGGGCTGAATTTCACCCGCCGTGACGGCACCATGAAGGGCATCACCGAAATCATGCGCCTGATCCAGGGTAAATTTGGCGATCTGTCCAAAGTTACCGACAGTGACCTACTGGCAAAGGCCTTTGGCTCCAAGCAGGCCGTCGCGATGGTCAAGTTGCTCAATGCCAATATCGGTAATCTGGAAAAGAACATTACCACCCTGGGAAACAGCAGGGGGATGGGTAAGGCCGCCGAGATGGCCGGGGCGATGGCCGATCCTTGGAAACAGAGTCTGGCCGTCATCAATGCCATGCGCATTGAGATCGGCACCCAGTTGCTGCCGGTGCTCTATCCGTTTATCGATCAGGCCGTCAGCGGTGGCCGCGAGTTCATCAAATGGCTGCAGCTCTACCCCAACATTACCCGCGCCATCGGGCTGATGGCCGTCGCCATGCTGGCGCTGGCCGCCGCGGGTGCCGTCGTCAATATCACGCTGGGTGTCATGCGATTTGTCGGTAGTGGCCTGAAAGCGGCCTTTACCGTGCTCGCCTGGGCATTTCGCCTTAATGCCATCGGCACCCTGATTTCCGCCAGCGCCACAAAAGTTTATGCCATGGCTCTGCGCCACCTGCGCGCCGGCATGCTTGCCTCGAGTATCGCCGGCCGGGGACTGGCAGTCTCTATCGCCATGGTCACCTGGCCGATACTGCTGATCGGCGCCGCCATCGCAGGCGTCGTGCTGCTGGTCTACAAATTTTGGCAGCCCATCAGGGCCTTTTTCTCGGGCTTCATTCAGGGATTTTCTGACGCCTGGGTCGAGCTATCCAAGGGATCCCCCCTGTTCACCATAATGGCCAGGGGGATTGCCTGGGTGTGGTCCGGTGTAAAAACCCTCTTCGGTTGGCTGTCAGGCCTGTTCACTCCCATCGCGCTGACCGGCGAACAGTTCAGCCGCGTCAGCCAGGCGGGCGCCTCATTTGGCCGCATCGCTGCCGCTGCCGTCAGCGCCATTCTGGCACCGCTGGAGATGATAACCAACGCACTCGGATTGGTGTGGGATGCCATTGTCATCATTGGCCAGGGATGGATAGACATCTGGGAGGCCATCGATATCGAAAACCCCCTGCAGTCAATGAAGCGTATCGCCGCAGGGATCCTGAACATTTTTGGCAACCTGTGGGCGCTGGTGAAATCCTCATTTTCCAGCGCCTATAACTGGATCATCGAAAAACTGAACCTGATCCCCGGCGTCAGCATAGAGATGCAGCCCATCCCCACACCCGACGCGCTGAATGGCAATGCCGGCGACGAGGCCACCCCACTGCTGACCGCAGGACAGGTGCAGAGCGCGGGGCCCGGCGGCATCGGCCAGCAGATCCGCAACAGCAACAACAGCAAAACCGACATCGATCAGTCGGTTCGCACCACCACGTTTAACATCGCCAGTGCGTCTGCCGGCGACATCAGGGAGCTTCAGGAACTCTATGCACGATAGTCCAGCGCGCTATATCGACCTGCTGATCACCGACCGCAATTTCACCCTGAACAGCGGCCGGGAACCGGTGCTGTGCGATAACCTGCGCAGCATTGCCCAAGACTGCCAGCACGCCATTATCGAGAGCGGGCTGGCGACACGCATGCTGGCGGAGAAAAGCCCCACCCTGCGCGCTGACCTGATGATGCAGATGATGCTGCTGGTCGAAGATGACGATCGCATCGTTCCGGGCACGGTCAGCGTAACCGAAGAGACGCCGCTTTCCGGCCGGCTGCTTATCCTGGCCGCAACCGAAGATTTTCGCCATGAACCGCTGAGATTTGAGGTGACACTGAATGATTAATGGCAAGCCGAAGGTCGATTACGAGAAAATTTTGGCGGAGCAGGGCATGCCCACCACTCCCGCGCAGGCGCGAGCCCGGTTTGACGCCATCGTCAAAGCAGAGGGGTTGATCACCAATGCGTCGCGCATGTCGCCCTTCTGGAAGTTGATCACCGCCATCGTCACAACGCCGGTGATGTGGCTCAAGGATGCGCTGGTCAACGTGGTGATGAAAAACCTGTTTTTGGCGACAGCCAGCGGCGTCTTCGTCGATATCATGGCCTGGGCGGTCAACCTGCCCCGTAAGCCTGCCACTGCCGCCCGGGGGGTCATCCTGTTTACCAAGGCCGATGCCGCCCGGCTCATCACCGTACCTGCTGGCACCCAGATCCAGACAGAGCGCATCAATGGCGTCATCTACTCGCTGACCACCACCGCCGACGCCGTCATTCCGGAAGGGGTAGCGCAGCTGCGCCTGAAGGTCACCGCTGACGCTCCCGGTGCCGGTTTCAATCTGGCCCCGGGCTATTACCGCATTCTGCCTACCGCCATCGACGGTATCGAGCGCGTCGAAAACCCCGAGGACTGGCTGCTCTCCCCCGGTGCCGATGCCGAGCGCGACGATGAGCTGCGCGATCGGGTGCGCAATCAGTTCAATCTGGCCGGTGCCTACCACACCGATGCCGTATACCGTGGCCTGATCTCCAGCGTTGCCGGTATCAGCGCCGAGCGCATCTACTTTGTACACGACGCGCCGCGCGGTCCGGGCACCGCCAACGCCTATATTCTGCTGGACAGCGGGATCCCCGCCCAGCCGTTCATCGACACCATCAATGACCATATCATGGACCGGGGGCATCACGGCCACGGCGACGATCTGCGTACATTCGCGATGCCCGAAACACGCCACGACCTGACTGTTACCCTGTACCTCGATGCCAGCCTTGGGCTGACCGGACAGGCGATCGATGTACTGCGGCGCGATGTCGGCAACCTGGTGCGCTGCGCGTTCCGTGAAAATACCGAATATGACGTACAGAAGACCTGGCCCTACAGCCGCTTTAGCATGTCGCGTCTGAGTGAGGAGATTCACCAGCACTTTGCCGAAATCGAATCGGTCATACTCTCGCTGACAGATATCGAAAGCGGCCTGGCCGTGCCGCGCCTGCGTGCCCTGTCCATCGAGGTACCCGTATGAATCTGCCAAAACTGCCTGACATCGCCCTGCCCGGCTGGATGAGCCTGGGCGAGCCGCTGACGCTGGCACACGCCTCAAAACGCTACTGGGAGATAGTCTATGGCTGGCTGACATGGCCTCTGGCACAAATCGATGTGGACAGCTGTGCGGTACCACTGCTTAACCTGCTGGCCTACCAGCGCAGCATCACCCGTTTTAACGGTGAACCGCTGAGGCTGTTCCGCCTGCGCGTAAAGCACGCCTTTATCAACGCCCAAGACGCCGGCGAGCAGCGCGGCTTTGAGCGTATTTTTCAGCGGTTGGAGATAGGTGACGTACAAACGCTGCAACGCCAGTCACGGCTCGACTGGGATCAGATCATGCTGCGTATCAACGATCTCCAGCTCAGCGAGAACAACGCGTTAATGATGAGCCTGGTGCGCCAGTATGGCCGAACCTGCCGCCGCTATTTTTTCCAGATCATCAATAACCGCACCCTGCATATCACCGGCGCAACCTTTGACGGCGACTACCGCTATTTACACGCCAAAATTCCCCGGGTCACCAATGAGGGCACACACCCATGAGCACTGTGATCACCCAACACTACCAGCAGTGGTGTGCCAGCCAGATGTCACATGACCTGCCTGCCCGCCCGGATACCGTCATTTTTGCCTATATCCCCGGGCAAGACGAAAATGCAGAGATAGACCACACCGAGCCGTTGCCAGCGGATACGTTCATCCGCCACCGTATGCCCGTAATGCAATACGGACTGCTCAACCCGAACGTCGTGGCATTCTCCGTTATCCTGGACACCACCGTAGGCAATTTTGACTATAACTGGATAGGTCTGCTGCACGCAGAGAGCAACACCCTGTGCATGATCTCCCACGTTCCCCGTCAGCAAAAAATCAAAGCCGCAGACGGTATACAGGGCAATAACCTGACGCGCACTTTCGCCATGGAGTTCGACGGTGCCGCCGCCGCCATGCAGGTGACCGTTACCGCAGAGGTTTGGCAGATAGATTTCACCGCCCGCCTGGCTGGCATGGATGAGATCCGCCGCCTGATAGCCCGTGACCATTACGGACCCGCGGCCTTTCTGGACGATGGCTGGCGCGTCACGCCGCAAGAGGGGGCAGCGCACATCGCGCCAGGCATCGGCTACGTTCAGGGGCTGCGTGTGGTGCTACCCTCGGCCACCACATTGCCCGTGCAACCCGGACAGACAATCTGGCTTGATGCCAGCTGGCAAGGCACCGCGACCGGTGCCTGGCAGACCGCTATCCAACTGTTCGCCGATAACAGGCAGGCCATTGATGACTACACCGACGCGGCGGGGTTTTGTCACTACCTGGCCCCACTGGCCACCGTTGCGACGGATGGTGCCACTGACCTGCGCCCTGCTACGCCGGGCGATCGGCAGCAAGATGCACTCAGAGCCCATGAGGCATCACGCAACCACCCTACTGCCACCTTAGATGAAGTAGGTTTCGTACGCCTTAACGACAGCACCGACAGCGACAGCACCACCCAGGCAGCGACGCCCAATGCGGTAAAGCGTACTTATGAGGAGGCCACCCGCGCCGCCAGCACCAGCCAGGCCGGACAGGTCCTGCTTGAAGACAGTATCAGCAGCTACAGCACCACAAATGCAGCGACGGCCAATGCAGTAAGGTACGCCTATGAGAATGCAGTGCGTCCCGCGACTACCAGCCAGGCCGGACAGGTCCTGCTTGAAGACAGCGTCAGCAGCACCAGCACCACAAATGCGCCGACGTCCTCTGCGTTAAAACGCACCTATGACAGGGCGAACAGTGCCTATGACAGGGCGAACAGTGCCTATGACAGGGCGAGCAGTGCCTATAGTTACGCCGGCTCAATCTACGATAAGGCCTATGATGCATATGACATTGCCCGTCGGGCACCCCCAGTAGGCACACCTCAACCCTGGCCCAACACCTCCATTCCATCGGGGTGGATCAAATGTGCGGGGCAATCGTTCTCAACCTCAAGCTATCCCGAGCTGGCAAAAGCCTATCCCAATGGCCGATTGCCTGATTTACGCGGCGAGTTTATCCGTGGGTATGATGATTACGGTGGTACTGACAGCCAGCGACAGATATTAAGCTGGCAGGGTGATGCAATGCGAAATATCACGGGGACTTTTGGTGTTGATGATCAGACGATAGAACAAGTAACAGGTGTCTTTAGGGAATATGGGAGGTTCAGCTACGACGCTCGTTCTGAAAGAAACGGCGCGGGACGTATTATTTACTTTGATGCATCCCAGGTAGTGCCGACGGCAAATGAAAACCGACCACGTAATATCGCATTTCTGTACATCGTGAGGGCACAATAATGAAATATCCCTTAACTCCTGAAGTTGCCGAACTTGGCAAAAACCGACTGGCTAAAAAAGCAGGCTGGCTGACGGTATATCATACGGATGAAGCAACCGGCGAATATACAGGTGCCAGTTATGAATTTATTCTGGAGGATACCGGCCTGCCGGCCAACGCATATACCGATGCACCGACAGAGCCTGCCGCCGGTTACGCCATTGTCCGCAGCCCGGATCGCAAAACGTGGCAGCATGTGCCGGATCACCGGGGAGAAACCGTGTTTGATACCCGTACAGGGAAACCAGTGACGGTAAGTATGCCGGGGAATTATCCGCAATACACCACGCCGTTACAACCTGACACACCCTATGATGTGTGGAACGGAGAGAAATGGGTGACAGATACCCGGCAGCAGCAACAGCACATCACCGCCAACCATTTGCGGAAAAAAAATGCGCTGCTGGAAACGGCCACCCAGCGCATTGAGATCCTGATGGATAAAATCAGTCTGACTGCCACTGATACACCCACCCAGACCATTCAGGAGCGCTTACTGGCATGGCGGAAATACCGTGCGCAGGTGGATGACATCTCTGCGGACACACCCCATATTGACTGGCCCGCTATGCCGGAGTAATCACCATGCCCTGGCAACGCGTCCATCTCACCCTGCCGGATGAATTACCGCCAATAACCTGTTCTGTCCTGGCTGTCCATCCGTGGACCCATGGTGCCGGGCTGCGCACAGACTCCGGCTGTTACTTAAGCCCGGAAAATGCGATTGCTTTTCTGGCTGACCGAATCGGAGCCATTTCAGATACACAGGATTTTTTGCTGTTTCTGGTATGTGCCGGGGCTGCGGATGACTTTGCCCGCCGTCTGACCGAACTCGCCGGGGTTCTCCCCCTGCCGGAAATCGCGCGACTGCGCCGTCTGGTTGATGCCGGGCAGATCCTTGCAGAAAGCCGCATGCAAATTCCGGCCCGTCCACGCCCCGGAATTCCCGCACCGACCCGCCTGTCCCTTTCCAATCTCCGTCAACTCCATGCCGCCGGACAGGCAACTACGGCCATGATGCCCATGGCAGGCAGTCTGACTGAACTGTCACAGGTACTGCAGCGGTTTCACCGCCAGCGCAACGAACACCTGAATACCCTGCGTGAGCACACGCAACGTCTGCAACAGACCAGTTGCGAACTGTGGCAATTCAGCCCGGCGCAGAATACCCGGGATGTCCGCCAGCCTCTGCAATGGAATATTCCACAGCCTGAGGCAAGTTTCTCGCTGGGTCTGTTGTTTGTCGGCGATGACCTGTCAACACTGCGAGCCTGTATATATGAACCAGATAATCGTCCTCGCCCTTGATGGCGAATCTATCCTGCTGCAGAACATCAATATCAGCATCACCCTGCGCCTGCCGGATAAAGACATGTCCGGACAGGCCAGCAGCACAGCCAGCGCCGAACAGGGTGACAAGGCCAAGGAGCTGCGCGTGTCCGGCATCATCAGCTTTGCCGATGAGCGACATCTGACGCGCATTTTTCAGCTGGCCGAAGCCCGCGATGCCAATGGTGCAAAACAATGCTATCGCATCGCCAACGCTACCGCCGCCGCCGTCAACATGCGCCAGGGGGTGTTTTCAGGCGCTATCGATGCCACCGAGCAACGCGATACCATGGCATGGCAGATAACGTTCACCCTGCGTGAAAAAATGAGCGTGCCGGAAAAAGTCGCCGCCCGCAGTAACATCACCACCGGTGCGGGCGGTAACGTCACGGTAAAGCAGCAGACACAGGACGGCACCGAACCAGCCACCAATGAAAATCAGCAAAGCGCGCTCTGGGCAAATATCAACAGAATTGCAGGCGATACCCTGGATTGGGCAGGCATTGGCGCAGTGAAAGACGGGGGCCGCAAATGAAACCGATTCAACTCTGCACCGTTGCCGGCAAAGCCTATCAGCCAGCAAGCATGGAGCTTGTCCTGGTGCTAAACGGTGTCGGCAGGGGCTTTATCACGATCACCCCGGAAGAGGCCACCACTGGCCTGGCTGGCGCCATGGTGCAAATCGACCTGGGTGAGGGAACCGAGGCATGGCGCTATTTTACCGGCTACGTCGAACGTGATCAGCCGGCAGAGAACGGCGCCCGCCGGCTGTTTGTGCGTGAGGCTGCAGGCCTGCTGGACTTTGAGTTACCCTGCTCCCATCAGCACCCGACGCTAAAAACCGTCCTGGACACCCTCAGCCAGCAGAGCGGTCTGACTATCTACGCGCCGACGGATGAGAGCTACAGCACCACCAGGATCCCACACCTGACCCATGCAGGCAGCGGCACGCAGCTGCTCACCCAACTGGGGCGCTGTTTTGCGATCCCGGATTACGTCTGGCACCCCATGCCTGACGGCAGCGTCTACGTCGGCAGCGCCAAACAGTCGCGCTTTGCCAGCCTCGCGCTGCCCGAACTGCCGCCGCAGTACCTCATCAGCCAGAGCGCTGGCAACAGCGCCACGCTGATGCCGATCCCCACGCTACGCCCCGGCGTTAATCTGCCGAACGGGCGCATCACCGATGTCGCCGTCAAAGACAGCGCCATGACACTGACCTGGGCGCGCCTGGATGCCAGCGGCAAACCGCTATCGAAAAGCCCAACGCGCCGGTTGATCGAGGGAGAGTTTCCCGAGTTGGCCAGCGGCGCGCTGCGCACCCGGCTGGCCCGCGTCGTATCCCCAACAGAAAGCGCCAGCCTGGGCGACGTGGCTGATCCGTTCCGGCCAAAATACGCCGTTGATCTGCAGCTACTCGACGAACAGGGTAATGACCTGCCGGATACCCCGGTTTATGCTGCGGTTCCCCTCCCCGTTCCCATGGCAGGACCGGAGGCCGGACTGCTGGCCTACCCGCCCGAGGGAACGCTGGTTGAGGTCGCATTTGTCGAAGGCCGCCCAGACAAACCCATGGTGCGCCAGCTCATCCCACAGGGACATAGCCTGCCCGACATCAAGCCAGGCGAGCAGCTGCAGCAGCAGCGCGCGGAGGTATTCCAGCGCGTCGGGCAGGATGGCAGCTGGCACCGAGAAACCGATCAGGTTATCCGTGAGGCCTCGGCGCAGCGCGACATCACCAGCGACAGCGAGAGCAGAACGACAACCACGCGCGAAACCCTGGTGCAGGCCAACGACACAACCACCGTACTCGGTACCGCCAGACTACTGGCAGGCCATGTCATCCAGATAGCGGACGGCGACTACAGCATCGCCGCCGGCAACCAGCTGCTGGTGAAAGCCAGGGCGCTACTGGCGGAGCTGGAGCGCGCCGAGCTGACCATCAACGGCCCACTCACGGAAACCGTCACCGGCAATGTCGAACGCACCACCGGCGGCAACCACACCGAGACCACTACCGGCCAGCACAGCATCGAGGCAGCCCAGATGGACATCACGACCGGTCGTGTGTTTATGGGCAGAGGTAGCTCGCATCAGAGCACCGATCGCCTGAACCTGCTAACGCTGCTGCTTGATATCCTCGACCTGGTCAATCAGCTGGCGCAGCACACCGCTGCACACACCCACAGCAACACCGGCAGCCCCACCAACAGCGGCAGCCTGTCCGGCGACGCCACCCAGGCCACCAACCTGAAAGCCAGATACCGCGATCTCATCGCCTGATCTGCGGCCACCCGGCCGCATCCCCCACCAATACCCCATGTAAAACGCACAAGAGCCACCCTGCGAGCCCGCACAACTAAGCTATCGCACACCCCGATGAAACACATGGCGCGCCGCACAGGCTGCAGATGACGTAATCCGCGCCACGGAATCCTTACGCCACGTAAACCGCACTACTCCCCCCTGCCCGCGGGTTGTGCGTTGAGAATTTTTTTCAGTTTTATTTTTCGCAAAAACACCCGCTAGCCCGCGCCGGTACTGGGGGCTGGGAAAGATCCAAAATCGCACGCTTTTCAGTTTTTTGCAGTTTTAAACGATCGCGTGCAGTGCGCAGACAAGGAAAAAAAACAAAAAACAGTTGATATAAAAGGGGTTTATATACTTTACGTGAGCATCAAAAACGATCGCGTTAGGATCAGGCGGCAAGAGACTAAAAAGCACAAAGCCTTGCAGGGCGCGGCCTGAGCAGTTTTTGGGGTGCTTAGAAAATTGCAAAAATGATCACAGGACGATCGCGCAGAACGACCGTGAGGGCAAAGCGGCATCAGGTGCGAAACTCACGTGAAATCGGCCGTGGACTACGCGGCAGCAGGATGAGCAGCGGTGATTATTTGCGCAGAATAGCGAAAGGCGATAGATTAGCCGCGGGTGCCTTGGACTTGTCTGTCCGGGCAACCGGCAGGCAAAGAAAAAGCCCCACCTGACGATAAATCAAAGTGGAGCCTCTCTTATGCATGACAACATGATAGTAGCCCACTTACTCGCCAAATGGCAAGGAGAAGTCGGCTATGGAGCCACACAAACCAGCGCTCATCGCGCTAATCGTTATCAGCATCACCCTATTAGGTGTACTGCTGCTGACAAAACAAAATCTCTGCGACGTTAGCTTCCGAAGCGGCAAAGTGGAGATAGTGGCTCACATGGCCTACGAATCCGAGTAA